CTAATACCAATTCAGGAGAAGAAAAAGGGTTTGGTGTTTTACGTCCACCAGACGCACAGTTTTGGGTCGTGTACTGTGAGACAAAGTCCGATTATTTTGGTTCGGCAACCGCAATACTTTCATTGGTTTGGGATAGCATAATTTTTCAAACTAACTAAGTGGTGGTGGCGTATGGGGAGTCATGGCCCCATGGACTAACTATCATCATAAAGGAAGTGATGGATCCAGAAGTGAGGGTGTCAATGGTAAGTTTGTCACCAGGTGCAGCGTCTACGAAAAGTGTCTGTTTACTGGCAGTAGCATTCTCAAAGGAATGTCCAGCACCAGCATCAGAATTTTCAGAAGCATGAAGACGGAATACCTGGGCAGTGACATCTGACCCCTGGTTGTTCTGGACCGTGTGTCCGTCAATGTCAGAGACCGGGTTCGTTCCGGTCCAGATGAGATCGATCTTGTAGGAATGACCGGAGTTGAAGGTGACCTCATTGGTCCCTGACAGAGTGATGAGTTTTGCGTCGTCTTCGAGCCCAACACAGCCGTGGAGTTCGGTGGCTGCGTTGAGGCCGAGAGCGGCCGCGTCAGTGGAGTCGACCCGCACAGACCCATAATTGGGAGGCTCAGGGTCAGAGTCAACTCCATGGAAGGTGATGTCGTAGTCAATCTCAATGCAACCATACTGTCGGGTGACCCCGGATCCAACTACCATCCAGACGAGAGTGAAGGGAATTTGGTCAGAAGCGCCGCCTTCCCCGATGAGCCACTTGGTGTTGGGTCCCACTTTGTGCAATTTTCGGAGGTCAATTGACATATTCAGCGGGGCCCAAGGAGGTCCAAAGGCGTGGTCAGGATTGGTGGTGAAGTTGGATTCGTCAAGTCGTTTCCCGTAGAATGAGGACTTGTAGACAGGCATGAGATACATGGTTCCGTAGTTCCCAGTGGGAACACGTGAGATGAAACGAAATCGGATACTATTGATGGTGTATGACTTATAGAGGGAGGCAATTGCACACAAATACTGCCCTCCGACAGATTTAATGTTGAAGGGCTTTGAGCGATAGTCTTGAGGTTCGAAAGCTTCGACGGAGGCAAAGTGCGAGGTACTGCGAACACGGAGTTGGGACCGGGAGTCTGGGAGCATACCGGGTCCTCGAGACATTCCGAGAGCAGCTGGTGCCCGCACTGGTTGAGCATTTTGGTTTCGATTTTGACGTTGCTTACGACGGCCACGGCGTTGGGACTTGACAACTCGGGATCCAAGAGAATAGAGACCTTTAGCAATATCTTTTTCTTTCTTCGAAAGGAAGAGATCGGAGGCTTCACTTGCAGCAAGTTTCGCGAGTTTGCGTACCGCGGGGTCGTTGAGAACATTCATGAGCAATTAACTAACTAAGAAGACAAATTTATACTTCCCGGGGCCGGATATATCGGGTGTTTACTTCCGTGGGTTTGTTAGAGGAACAATGGGTTTGGAAGACGGCCCCTTATGCTTGGATTTTGTTTTTCTCCGTCCGCGCTTGCGCGAGGGCGCAGGCTTTGGAACAACAGGAGGGGGAGCGGTCGGTGGTGTTTCACCTACCATAGCTCTGGTTACCACGTGAGTGGGACCCACAACTGTCGGAGCCGCTTGGATCCAATCCTGGACTGAGGCGTAGCTCGAATTCAGCCACTTTTTGAAGGCGAGCATGTCCAGCTCTGGGACAGTGGAGTGAAGATAGGCATCTTTCCATCCGTCGTCAGGTCGATTGGGCCAGCTATTGGCATCGGGAGCGTCCCCAAGCTGTTTCACCCACCAACCGACATATTTCGCATGCAGCCCTTTGGCTGTCTCGTAAAAAGTCGGGAATGGGTTACCCATGCGTTGTGCAAATTCTCTGACGAACTCCCCCACCACCGGGGTGTTCCTGTCAGAGAACCAAAGACCAATGAGCTTCTCCTGGGCTACTTGAAGGAGATCTTTGCCATTGGGCATACTATCCACACGAGAGGTGGACACATGGAGCTTGGAGAGGGTTCGTAGGATGTCGCAGCAAGTATCGACACCCCCGTACCACACACCTTTTGAGAAAATTCTGGAGAGAAAAGTCACTCCCATTTCTCCACGTTCAACAACTTCGAGTTCCAATAGCATTCCAACCTCAGAAGCTAATTTTTCAAGTTCCTGGGGCAGGCCTGCCAAAATGGACTCATGCTTGATAGGTACTCCAACCAATCCGTCATCTCCACCGAAGATGGAGGTTACGAGGACATCATAGGCGACCTGGAAACCCGCAATGCGGTAGGCGGCCCAAAATGTGAGGAAGGCATTTAGGAGAGTGTTGAATGTGCTGGTCTCGGGGAAACCAGAACCGCGAGTGTACAATTGTTGGTAAAGCACGCCGAAACGTGTTCTTCCGCTGTTGTTGAAAGTGGTGGACCACCATTTCTTGAAACCGGCTCTGTGCTCTTGAGAGAAGAGTCCTTCGGAAATCCAAAGCTCGGCTTGTCGAAGTAAGGAGGACAACCGTCCATCCCAGCGGGAATAATCTGTACAGAGCACCCGGACAGATGTTCTGCAGATATCTGCAACAATTTGTGCAATCTCACTTGGTGTGTGACCGAAAGCGTACCAAGTAGCGCTCTTTAAGAATGCGGCAATAGCATAGATGTATACTGAGTACCACACCTTCACACGCTCATCAGAAGGCGAGATATTTCTGGGAGCGGCGGGCTTTTGATAGGCTTCGGATTTTTGTGCCGATCTGATCGGCGTTCTGTCTCCCGGCTCAGGAGGCTGGGCAATGGCTTTATCAAGCAAAGCCACTTGTGTTGCACGCACTTGTTTGTCGACAACTTCCTGAGGATCAACTGGTCGCAAGTTCGCTCTTCCCTGGAGGGCTAAAAGGGCGCGAACAAATTCGGAGCACACGTTCTGACATTAATCTCGGAGGTGGACTGGAAAGTCACTGAGAGCTTTGTCAGAAGCAATGTCCTTGAGACGGCTGTTGATGCATTCTTGGTCATTACCGCGGGTTTCGGATGGAGCGTATGCCCGATCAACCAAAGGATTCATCCACTGATAGATTTTCTCTTTGGGATCTGGGTCCAGCTTTCCATCCTTGTCGGGGAATTGATAGGACAGGGCGTTTTGCTGAGGGGCGGCAAAATCATGCGCGACATATGGGTCTCCCTGATCAGCGAGGTAACCATTGAGAACCTGGCAGACATTGGAGACAAACCCTGTGGGTTTCAGACCATAGGGAGTTGGTAAAGTCAATCCATTGAATTTCAACCAGTTGGTCAGATCAGAGGAGAGGATAGCCGCAGCTTTGCCGTATTTAGCCTTGCTCAATTCCTGGGCGACATAGGAGTCAAACCACACGGAGTCGACCATTGCACCAGCTGAAGTGTGGACTCGCGAAATGCAAGTCACACAACGGGATGGCAGATAAACCTTGTATTTAGCATATGCATGTTCCCCAACGACAGTAACAGGATTGATTCTCTTAACGGGCACCGCCTGCAATTTGGCGGCAGCACTGGCGAAAGGCCAGTAGATAGTTCTCTGCGGAAAGAGACCAATAACCTGACGGGAACGGCCTACCGGGAGCCTCTCAACACCAACTATGGTAGTGGAGATGGCAACCAGCTTGCCGAGCACAGATGGCCACAAATAGTTAGTGACCAGGGAACTGTCAGTTCCATAATCCCAAAGGGGATGTCTGTACTTTGTCCCGCTGTCATGCACATGGACGATTACGTCACCATTTTCCGCCCACTGGAAGGAAGTGTCCGAATCCACTTGTCCAGCACACTGCTGTGGGACAAAAGAATAAAGAATCACAGGTTTTGCCTTTGTCAGCAACTCAGGCATGTCCACATAGTAATCGACATCTATCAGAGAGAAGATGGATTTGGAGCTAATGCGGTCATGCTGGTACTTGGCAAGGACATCCTTGGCCCAATAGGCCAGGCGGATGCCAGAAACACCTGCTTCTTGCTCTGCTGCGGAGGGAGACAGAGCGAATTCTACACCATGTTCGGCTGCAAAGTCCTGAATGAACTTGCGCGCGGTAAACCGCATTCCTGCGGCCCACCCATGGGAGTGATTCTTCATTCGTTGTGGATCCGGGACTCTCTTCTTCCGGAAGCTGTTCCGTACAGTGTCATCGTAGGAGGTGGTCCACATGTGCTCTCCAAGAATTGCCCATGAGATTAGGCGACGCTTGAAGGCAGAGAGGATGCGGACCATGCACACTGCCAGCAGGAAGAAGACTGCAGTCAGCACAAAATAGGGCCAACATGCTGCCAAGAGGTAGACGAGTTTGGTGATCAAGGTTACAAGGAACCTTTTGGACTGAGACCAGGAGTAGGGAAACCACTCACGGATCGCAGTGGACACAATGCTAGTAAAC